CAGCGGAAAAAGAAACATCGGTACCATCAGTATATTCAACGTCTTTTGAGTATACATAGTAGGGATTTATATATTTACCCCTAGTTCCTATATATTCTAAGAAGTCATTATCATTTGTCTCTAAATCAAAGTTTCCATTCTTTATCTTGAAGTAAAAACCAGATGCAGAATCTGTTTTGATTTCATCTTTATCATAAAATTTAGCTTCTAAGACTTTAACTTTTACAAAGCTGTCCAAAGGACCTTTTAAGTCTGATTTTATTACTAAATAATCACCTTCTTTAACTTTATTTTTATTATCTCCAACAAGTTGAACATATGTATGTATGTAGTCGTTATATATGACAGGTGAATATATCACATCATATTTACCTCTATTGTATTTTACAGCAAACTTGTAATACTTTGCCCAAGTAGGAGGTGTTCCTATTGTCGTTACTTTTAATACATTTTGTGTGTCAGAGTTTTCTGCTGGTATATACACACCATTGCTCTTAGCGTCAATAACAGTAGTTTTTCTACCCTCTTCATCTAAGAAAACCATACCTATTTCGTAGTCTCTTGAAGAGTGCATACTTGTGAATAATGTTAACGAAGAATAATTAACTTTAATGTAGTTACATAAAATATAATCTATCTTTGTTAATGTAACTCCAGACGGCTCTTGCACCTGTATTGTTCTATAAGGCATTCCTATAGTTATAAATTCTCCTAAATAATTTGAAGTTATTGTAGCTGGAACAGATGATAATATAGAGCTAGACGGAAGTTGATTTATTGGATTATTTACAATAGCAGTAAAAAAGTCCTGAAGTGTTTGTATGAAATTTGAGTTATCAATTAAGTCTTGAAAAGAAGAATAAGTACTGGTTACTGTATATGTAAATATATAATTATCAGCTAAACTTGTATTAAATAAATAGGCTAAATATATATTAAAATCAAAAGAAAATTGACTTCCTTGTGTTAATGAAAAGTTACTCATATCAATATCAAAAACACTTAATGGAACAACGTTACCCTCTTGTGTGTTCGAGTTTATTGTATTTTGTTTTGAAACCAAGTAATAATTATTGGTATCAAATCCTTTCTTTGATAAATAACCTCCTCCAGAAATAGCACAAACTATTTCAGCTGTGTATAAAGCAGGCTCTGAAGACCTAACAACAAAGTACATATCCTTAGATGTTCCTGGCGCTTGAAGAGCAGTTACAAAATGAAAAACCTCGTCTTGTATTACTCCAGATGGTATTGTAAATGAATTCTCTAAAACACCATTAAAATACATATCACAAATTAATGCAACACTTGAAAATGTATCTTCTTTTTTAACTAATATAGATGCTCCAAAGTATCTAGACGCTGAAGACATATTTGTAAATGTAATTACATTTGTGGTGTAATTCATAGATATTCCTTCCCCTAACAACTCAATAGGCTCATCAGATTCTCCCCAAAAATCAACAACATTCGTAGTATTACTAGAGTAGATTTTATCTCTTATCTCATCATCTTGTATGTCGTATGTATTTATTTGTGAAGATTCAAAGTTAACTGTAAAGTCAATTTTACTGTCTATATCTCTTCCTTCAATATAATTACCATACACTAATCTATTCCCTATTCTAGCTTGTGTATTTGCTGTTAATGGAACGTTATCAAAGCTTCTAAAGTATTGTTCTTCTGATATAACAGAATATACTTTATATTTATTAAATAAGAAAGATTCAGACGTATAGTTACCCCATCCTTCGTCTTGCTTGTTTAGTTTTATTATAGAGTAAACATTATTACTATTTGATAGTTTAAATACCAGCTCTACATCTTTAACGCTTCTGTGCCCAGTATTAAATAATATGTTAAATGCCTTTGAGTTATTTTGCATAGCAATATTAGTGCTTGTCAAAAGATCTACTTCAAAGTTTCCTGGAGTAAATACATATGGACTCCAAGATGAAAATGCAGAATAATGACCATCATCATATCTGTATCTATAAGCAAAAGATAAGAATTTATCAGCTATAAAACTCATAAAATCATCATCTGATATTTGTGTTTGAGCAACATTAGGGGAAAATATAGGAGATGGTTTCATTACAGAAATCTCTACCTCATCAAATCCATTTATCGCGTATGTCTTAGCTCTTTCAATACCAACTATTCTAGGTGGATTAAATCCATCAGTCCAAGACAATAGTGACTCTCCTTCAACTCCAACAAATATATCTATGTGAGATATTCTATAATTTAAACTAAAATTTAAAACACCAGTAGATGCTGTTGATTGAAGCACTCTTTCTATGGTATTATTTGACAGATTGTATTGGTATACATAGTCATATGTATTAGAGTGTGCAAAAAAGAATACTCTTTCATAGCTATCGTCAGCAATACTTCCTATTACTACGGCCCCAGCATCATTTAATGTTGAAACCAAAGTGTTACCGAATACGTTCTTTCCAACACCTAAACCGCTAGAATCCTCAGATGTAACCATAAAGTTGGTTGCATCAGTCATTTGTCCGTTAGGAGTTAGTCTCTCGTCTAGGTCTTTATTTACTGTAGCCTTTAAAAAGTTATTTTTTATTTTAGCCATTTTTTTCTTCCGTTAAGTAATATAAGTAATTCGTTTCCTCTTAAGTCAAGCATTCTTATATTAGCATTCTGTAAGTCTCTATAGTAATCTTTTTTAGCTCTATTGATTATGTATTCTTGAACACCATACTTATTGTTTAATAATGCATATTTAACGTAGCTGTATAGTGCTTGTTCTGCTAGCTTATGAATCATAACATCGTCTCCATTGTTATACTCCAAACCATCAGATATATACTCTAATACAATAACTTTACCTCCTATGTTGGAAGAGAAAGACATAACGCCTCTTCTCTTATCTATATTGAAATATCCGTTACTATTCTGGTCTGGATTCAATCCGTAGTTAGGTCCTTGTATATCAACACTAACGCAACCTGAATTATCGCTTATTGTTCTAGATGTATATCTTTTAAAAGTTTCTGTTTCATTGGCCTCTAAAGGATATCCATTTTGATCAAATAAGATATTGTATATGTGATCTTGTAAATATGCTGTACCAATTAACGTTCTACTATCTTTTGATAATGGTCTTAGTAAACCATCTTGTCCTACAACTGAAACTCTAACGTAAGACACATAATCGTGAGGAAGTGTTAACAATAAAGCATCATTAAGCTCTAGCTCAACAACCTTAATTTCTTTTAACGTATCGTAATTAAACTCCTGTATGCCTCTCTTAAAGTGTTGAAGTACATTATATCTCTTTACATTAGATAACAATCTATCGTCACCTATTTGCTCTAACATAAAATTATTAACAAGCTGAGATAAAGAGATGTATTGATAACTTCCCCAATTATCCTCATTTTGATAATAATTTATTGGTGGTAAAATTTGATGTGGCATCTATATATTTTTTATTATAATTGTTCGTTATTTAAATTTGCGGTTTCCATAGCTTGGCTTACTTGAACAACATCGACCTCTCTTATTTCAATACCACAATATCCTAATATCTTTATAACCAAATCGCTAAAGAATTGAACTGGCAATTCAAAGTCTTGATAGTCAAGTGCAGATGGATTAAATAATGGATTACCTCCAATATTTTGATATGTCCATTTAGGTGCTTTTGGTTTTCTTATATATGTTCCTATTACTTTTGATGTTATGTCGTCTGGAAATATTCTATATTTATTATCAATACCAAAATAAGCTGGATATTCATTTGTAGGGGCTAATAGATTATTATTTACAATCTTTAATATCTCAAGTTTACTAACCTCCTCTATTTCAACTCTATTTGTGAATAAATCATCGTTTCCAAAATATCTTTCTAATTTTATTCCTTTATAGAAATCAGTTACATTATACTCATAAAATGGAGTGCTAGGTATTCTAGCTACGGCTGTCTCTTTTACAAAGACATCAAAAGCTTCTCTAATGTGTTTTGGTATATCAGAGAATTCAGAATTATACATTCTACTATTCTGTTTTACAAGAGATCTTGAATACTTGTGAAACATTTCTTCAAATATAGCCATCTGAGCTAATTCAGAATATAAATTAAACTCCAAAGGACTAACATAACCTCTGTTATCCTTATTTAATATAGCTAATACAGTTGTGTATACTTGATTTATCATTTATATGTAAAATTATTTGCAAAGATACGAAATAAAAAAAGAGAGGGGTTTCCTCTCTAATTTTAGACTTATAAGTTTAAACCTTATTTTATCTTGCTCTGAACGTACTTATTAAAGGCTTTACCTTCTTCAGTATCATTCATCCATCTTGCAAGTGTGTTGAATTTATCTGTCTCGTCAAATGGAACTCTACACAACAATGTTTCACCATTATAGAATGCATTTCCATTGTACTGAGCTAAATTCAATTCAGTAGCTCTAACACCCAAACCTTTTAGTTTTGTAAGGTCGTCAGCTGCTAAATTCATAAATGCTTGAGGATTTGATTTTGCATACAAGAATACGTCTCTCTTGATTTCAGCTGTCTTCTTCTTAAGAGCTTCGCTCCCATATAGAGATAAAGCAATACTTTCAATCTCAGCTAATGTAAGATTCATAGCTACTTGTAAAGCATCCATTTCAAGTTCAATAGAGCTTAATTCTTTCTCTGCAATTTCATCTGGTTTAAATTCTTGAAATACAACACCATTGTCTGGTGTAAGTTCTAAGAATCTTTGAAGTTGTGGATTGGTTCTAGGAACTTCTAATTTACCATTTTGAAAGATAACTGATCCTAGAATTACATCTCCAGTTTGCTCATCTTCAAATATTGATAATTGATTTGTTCCGTAACATAAACTGCGTAAAGATTTCTCATCTTCATCATAGTATTGTAATGGTGAACCTTTTTTGTGTCTGTTTCTCAAGAAATACTGCATAGGTTGATTTCTTGACATTAAGACATACGTTTTGTCTTTAGCTGTTTCATCAGCTTTTTTGATAGCTCTTGTTGCCATATTAAATTAAATTAAAATTATTATTTTGCAAAGATACGAAATAAAAAAGAGAGGGATAATACCCCTCTCCTTTTATATAATAACCTGAAATTATTATCCTTTGATCAATACGAAGTTATTTCTTCCCATTGTACATAAAGCTCTTTCAGTTAACATATGCATTTGGTTAGCATCTAAGCTAGAGTTGTTTGCTCCACCAGCTGAACCTGTTTGCCATACTTTGTAACGTCTGTCTTCAGTACCTGACTTACGATATTTAACGTGTAAGAATGGTAAAGTAGCGTTAGCACCTAAAACTTCATCTCTAACAGTTTTTGTTCCAGAAGGACACATAACACCGTTGATTGCTTGATTTCCAGTAAATAAACCACGAGCAGTTGGATCATCTAAGTATTTCCATTGAGCTTTGTAAATTTCAAAACCAGCAACTTTGAATCCAGTGAATCCTAAGTTCAATGCCATATCTTCGCTGTTGTTGAAAGCTCCGTAAGAAGTTCCACCTACACCGTAAGAGTTTTGAGCAGCCAATAAATAATCAATGTTTCTATCTTGATCGAAATCATTCATCATAATGTACTCAGAAATAGCACCTTGTTTGTTCAAACGAGATAATACTTCATCAACATCAGTCATAGAAGAGATCACACCAGCGAAAACGTTACCTTGTTGTACAGCTTCGAAGAAACCTTCAGTACCTGTATAACCTAAACCACCAGCAGCAGAACCTGAATCATAAGAAACACCCTCAACCATACCCATTTCGATATAGTCATCAAATCTTTGACGAGATTGAGCTCTTGATTTCAAGTACCATAAGTAACCTGTACCACCTTCTCCTTCAACTTCAATCCAACCAACTTGAGCCATATCAGATCCATTAACTTCGTCAACTTCTTTGATGATGATTGGTTTGTTTTCAAAAATATCTGGATTAGCCTCTAAAGACTCAGTTCTTCCAGGAGTTCCTTTTCTGTACTCATTAGAGTAAGTGAAAGCTTTGATTCCACTAGCAGCTAAAGCACCAGTTTGACCAACAGTTCCAAATCCAGCAGTTGTAGAAGCAGAAACTGTGAAAGTATCAGCAGTAACAACAGTAACAATACCTTTCATTTCAACTGTACCATCATTCAAGATAACAGTATCATTTAAACGGAATGGGTGAGCTACCAATGTAAATACAGCAGCAGAACGAGTAATTCCAGAACCAACTGGTCTTAAACGACCTTCTTCAGACCATTTGATCAAGTCAGACTGGATAGCCATTTCTTGACCCATTTTTTCTAAGAAACCTTTTAATGATTGGTTTCCGTAACGAGCAAATTCTTTCTCGTATAACTCAGGTAAATTCTGAGTAGTAAAGTCGAAATCAGCAGCCTCTAAATAGTTAGAGCTTAAGATTTCTTTTGTAGATGTAGGAGTTAATTTAACTCCAGGATTTGAATTTAATGCCATTTTTTTTGTTTTTTAAAATTTTATACTAATTTAAATTTCATACCAGAAGGTAAACTGTCTGGTGTGTTTCGCATTCCCATATCTATATTCTTACTATTTTTAACCTCATCCTCTATTGCTTTAGCCTTAGCTGTTTCATAAACATTAGATAAGATTGATTCGTAGTTCATAGCTACATACAATGCTTTGTGATAACCTTCAGGGTCTTTAATAAACCCATTTTCATCTAGGAACTTTCCTAAAAAATTCATCACGTTTGATTGGCTCTCTTTAGTAGATTGAATATTTACTGGTTTGTGATTGATTACTTCATTACCAATTTTAAATTCAAAACCTTTGAATTCATCAGTAAATAAGTTTTCAGTCTCCATTAAAAATACCTCGCTCTGCTTTTGAGATAATTCCTCTTGCGTCTTAATTGAATCAGCAAATTCTTTAGCGCTCTTATATTCAGCAGGAATATCAATATCATTAGACCCTAATGGTATCGCATATTTTTCCTTTTGACTATTAAAGTATTCTAAAGCATCTGCGTGAGCCTTTTTAAAAGCACGAGTCTTTTTTCTTATATCTCTTTCGTCATCCAAATCTTCGTCATAAGCATATGTATCTAAAAACTCATCTTGAATATCTTCATTATCGAATTCAGGATTCATTTCCTTCATATATCTCTTAACGACATCTTGTTCGTCTAACTGAGAAAAATCTCTTTGGTATTCTAGAAAGTCAGAGTAACCTCTTCCTGTTTCCTCTTTAAACTCAAGATACTTCTTAACATCTTCTGGTAATTCTTTGCTTTCGCTTTTTGGAGCTACCTTAGATAATAATTCTTCTTTAGTCTTAAGATATTCTAAAACATCATCATCACTATTAAATGTAAGAACATTTTGATCCTCTTTAACTTCTTCAGAGACATCTTCGTTTGTAGTTGTAACTGAATCTGTAATTTGATCGTTCACTTCTGTTGCTTGTTCATTCTCAATGAACGCATCATTATTCTGAACAGCAGAGTCATCAGACCCCTCTAATTTCATTTTGAACATATTGTATTTGATTTAATTAAAATTTTCCTGCAAAATTACGAAATAATAGGTTTTATTTATCGTGGCTCAAATTCTGATAAAGAAAATCCATCTAAACTATCTTCGTTACTTTCGAATGACATAGCTGGTAAATCTTTCTTACGTTGCTCTATCATCTTTGATTGTTGTGTTGCTTGAAGCTTTGTTCTCTCGTCTTTTCTGTCCTCCTTCATTTCTTCTTTAGTCTTCATACCATCAACTTCAATTCCCTTAAGCTGCATCTGGTATTCAAACTCTTTCTCCATAAGCATAAGCTTCATTTCAACTTCAGCCTTCATCTTCTCTATCTCTGCACTAACTCTAGCTTGTTCAACCATAGACTTGCTTTGACCTTCTAATTGAATTAACTGAGATTTGCTTTCTGATGCTGCTTGAGCTGACTGCATATTTCCTTGAGTCTGAGCTTGTATCTCTTGCATTTTTTGCTCTTGCTTCTCTTTCATTCTTTTCTCTTTCTTAATTGAAAGGTACTTAGCGGCCATAGATAAATTCTTAATACCAAGAATTGCGTACTTATCTTCTACTCCAAGATTACCTTGTTGTATTTCAAATGTAATATCACCTTCTAGTTTAGCTCTCTCTTCTTCATCTGGAGTTAACTCAATATTGATTGCAAAATCGTGTAAGTATATATCTTGTATTTTTTCTAACGCAGTTACATTGTTTGATGAAATCTTATTGATAAGATCTTTCTTCATCTCAGAGAATTGTAAAACGTCTGAAATTCTTATTGTAATACATTTAGCAAGTTCTCTAGTGATAAACATACTTCCTGTTAATATGTGTCTTGTTGCCACATTTGAAGAGTATGCTGCCATTTTTTGAATACCTACTAAACTATTCTTATCAGGATTACTAGCATCAATAGCTTGGTTTATTCCAGTTACAGAGGCAATCATATCCATAGATATTTGAATTGAGTTCCATAAAGAACTAATTTTATCTTGTCCAGATGAATGTCTTATCTCTTGAATAGGCACCTTGGCATTGTTAAATTCACCTCCAACAGTTGAACTTCTACCAATAACAGAACCTGTTTGAAAATACATATTCATAGCATCTTCAACTGTGTAAGCATTACCGCCACCAAGTTTAATACCAGCCAAGCCGTCAATATCAATAAATTGTCCATCAGGAACAACTCTTTGTTTTACTTGTTGTAGTTTTAACCAAGACATTTGAATATCATCTGCAAATGGAATCATTCTATTTACAGTTGAATCAATATATCCTTTGTACATTTTAGGTGCGATACCAATGTAGTTTGGTTGTACTTTATTTAGATTAGAATTTTCTTTAACCATATTTTTAGAAACTTCCCACTTCAATAAAATATTTGTACCTAATACTAGGATACCTTCAAACCAAACTTCTTCTACCTTAGTTAATTTTTCAAAATCAGCATCACCTGTTCCTTTGTATACAAAATCATTTTCTTTAGCAATAACCTTAAGACCACCTTTTGAGTTCTTTTTCTTTTTCCAAACTTTCTCTCTAGATGTTTTATAGTTAAAATAAAGAAGTCCTAATTTACCATCTAATACATCTTGTGACTGTCCATTAAGATTTAATTCGTAATAGTTGTTCCAAGATGATGATATGCTTTGTAGTCTTTGTTTTTGTTCGTTACTTAATTCTGGAAATTCTTTATATACTTCAGATAAGTTTGTGTTCTTATACTCTCCGTAATAAAAGCAATCTTGAAAGTATGGGTCTTCAGTATAAGACCATATAAGGTTTGCAGGGTCAACATACTCAACTTTAATTCCGTCTCCAGGAACAAATCTATGTTTACCAAAACCAGCTCCTACCTCGATTATATCTTTTTCAATTCTTCTTCTAGTAACTTCGTTGTAATTGTTTTCGTTAAACACAGTCTCTACAGCTACTTCAACAGCTTGTTCGATTGGCGGTTTAAATTCAAACTCCATTTTAATATCTATCTCGTTTTCAGATTCAGGTATTTGATCTAATGGAACAGAAGCTAAGTCAAACCCTGTTTGTTTTTTTGCCTCTAATATAAAATCTTTGGCAATCATATCAGTTTGAAGAGCTTTTCTCTTTTTTGATTTTTCTTCTACAGATGTAGGGTCAACAGCAATAGCGTTTATAGAGAACTCTCTTTGAGCCATACCATTTGCTAGAATATCTACATACTTAGGAATAACAGGAACAACTTTCCAATCAAGATTAAGGAATGACATATCTCCATTTACAGCAAAGTATTCTTTATACTTCGCTACGCTTTGAAGACCATTTGCATACATTCTTCTTTTATGAAACTCATCTCTTTGTTGATAATACTTACAAGTAGAGCCTTCTCTCTTAAACCATTCGTATTGAATAGCCTCTGCTACTTGCGTTCCAAAATCTGCACCTTTTTGAACCTCAAATGGTACATTCTGACTTGGAAAGCTTCTGTAAGTAATGGAAATACCTTCCGTTTTCTTTTTTATCATTTTATTTATCTATTATAAGTCTTCAAATTTATAACTATATCCTCAGAAACTCTTTGAGTTGGAGCATACATTTTTCTGTTCACAGCCATAATGGCTAGTCCAGAACTAATAGAGGCGTCAAATTTCGTTCTATTATTTATATCAAATTTCATCCAGTCTTTCAATGTATCGTTGAATAATATGTTTTGAGGTATATCCCCATCTTCACTAATTATACCAACGTACTTCTCTATGTAGGATTCAATAGCTGTTGCGTGCATTTGCTTAACATCTTCAGAGGAGTTAGGCATACCACCTAATTCTTTCTCTGTAGGCGATAATCTATTCTCAGGCTTATCAAATCTAGTTATACTAAACCCTCTATACCCTCTATTCTTAAAGTGATACAAAAGTCTTGGTTTATTATTCTCTGCCAATATAGGCATACCATAAAATACACAAGCCATTAGTACATCTTCAAAAAATATCTCTGCGGTCTTTGGTCTTGCTACATACTCTAAAAAGAATGTATTGTTTGGTGCATTTGAAAAACTAAGCCCTGTGAGTCCGTGTAAAGCACCCTTAGACGCTCTATTTGTATCCTCATCATAAGAACCATCTTTTCTAACGCCCTCTACAGTTCCTGATATATCATATGTATCACAACCAAAGGATCCTATATCTCCATTCAAAGGGTGTTTTGAAATCCCTCCGAAGTTATTCTTCATCTCAAATTTATTCCTCATCTCCTCTGGAGGAATCCAAGAAACCTTAAATCTACCCTTTTCATTTGGGTGCCACTCAACTATAGTATCTTTAATCCCATCTTTCCAATGGAAATTGCCAGTTACTATTTTATTATCCGCATCGTGGTCTTCGTTAACCTTAATCTGTTCTAATATCTTCTCGATATTAAATGTTGACTGAAGAAGTTCATCTCTGAATGCTTCATCTATTGTCATTGGGAATGCTCTTAACTCTTCGTTATAAGCAATATCGCTCTCTTTTCTTTTACTACTTCTCTTTGCCTCTAAGAACTGAATACTACCTACTGTTTTCTTGTCTCCGTGAACATTAATAAAATGATCTCCTTTTTCAACAAGCTCGTGACACACTCCGTATCTATCAGTAAACTCCTCCATATTCTTATGGGCTGGCAAGAAGTAACAATATAAACCAGAAGGTGTTCTCCCAGTTATTGTATTTCTCTTACTTACTTTAGAGGATTTATATAATTTAAAAAATTCCTCCCCTCCTTTATTCATAGCATTTACTGTTGATCCAATAAACGCTTTACCAACTACCTTACCACCTGTATCAAACGTAGGTGACACTTGACCCCAGTGTTTCTCGTAGTTAGCTGGCCTTGTCCATTTAGATGCCTCATCACCTAAGTATCTATACATTCTCTGTCCGTCATAAGATGAATCTTTTGTTGGCTGATAATCTATAAATGTATTTAGGTAGTCATCTGTATTTGTATCTTTATTCTTTTTAAAACTTTTACTTCTGTCTGTTGGTTTTGCAAACTCTAAGAAATTCTTACTATCCTCAGAACCCTTAACAACAGGCTTAAAGAAGAATGGTAAATTTAAATACCCATATCTTAATTTTGAAAATGCCATTTTTGCATCTTCGTCTGATTTAGATGTCATACCTATCCTTGCATTGGCAGTTGAGGTTGCATCATTTAATAACTGACATATAATCTGGTATGTAAAACCAGTACGTCTTGACTTAACGAATAACTCACCTAAACATCTTGGATCTACAATACAAGCCTCTGTAAGATAAAACATATCTCTTTGAGCTGTTCTAAAATCCATATATGTACCTGTATCTTCCATCTTAACCCAGTTAAGTGCGAAGTAATGTGTTCCAGTTAGATATTCGGCCTTACCATTATTCATAAACCAAATACCCTCTCTTCTTCTTCTAAATTCCTCTACTATATATTCAGTGTATGATTCTGCATTATCTTGAGATAAACCCTTTGGAGGCTCTTGTCTTCTCCAGTACTGGTCCTCTTTCTTTTCATTCCAAAACAATATATCCTTTCTATATGGAACTTTTGGTAGTGTAATGGTTAAGTCACCGACTTTCATTATATCGCCCTTGGTTCCTTTCGGATCTATCATTACAGAATCATTCTTCTCATCGTACCATTCTTTATAGTAATTTTTTTTAGGTAAGAATTCACCAGTAGCAAATTTCTCAGGATACCCTCTCTTGAATTCATTCTCCTTTAAATTAATCTTATCAGCATCTATCTGCATTCTAAGTTCAATTAAAGATGAATCAATCTCTACAATCGCTTGATGTATTGATGGCTTAACAGATATAGCTAAGTGGTGTTTAGACGGATCTAAATCATTATAGTCTATCTTTGAACGTAAAGCCTCTCTAAGCACGTTTAAGGCAATATCTCCAGCCTTAACTAGTCTTACTACATATTTCTTAAATTTATCCTCAGACGGAGCGTTTGTGCTATTCTGCCACCTAAGGAGTAATTCTTTTCCGTACTTAAATGAATCAACCTTTGCCTTTACGATTGTCTTTACCTTGTCTGGTTCAATTAAAGACATATCTGTGCTATACTCTAATCCTTCGATTACAGTTTCTACAGCAACTTCTATATCTCTACTTAGTCCAATCATAAGTGCAATATAATTCTATTTTGATTAATCATATATAACTTCTCATTAAATATGTTAAACTCATACTCTGAGTCTTTTTTAACACCAATTTTATCCTCTTGATTAAATGATGTCATATCTTTATTCTTGTATTTAAGAATACATATTTGCTCATTCTCTTTATACCCTTCATACTTGTCTTCAATGTATGTTGGTTCTATAAAACAAAATGGAGGTAATGCAATTTTACTCCCATCACCCTTTATAACCATATATGCTAATTCTTTCTCTACATAGAATAAATCATCTTGAATATGATATTTACTCTCTAGCGGAAATCCTTGGTTGTTGTATTGTATTCTAAATGTGTTGTGATGCACAATTATCAAATCACCAACCTCTACATCTCCTTCATAGCTAACAGGAGTAGATACAACCTCTGCAATTCTTTGCGTAAAGTTGTGGTCTTCAACGGATATATTTAATACCAATCCATTAGAATTGTTTGAGTACCTTTCGCTATTGAAAGGCCTCACTATGAAATAATGTGGACTTCTCATAAGATTATAATTGCGTATAGTATTCTATATGAATTACGTTGCTTATGTTAAATGATTTCCATATAGCCTTTACATCGCTATCTATTTCCTTTACATAGATGTCAAAGAACATTCCTTCTTTTATGATGTCTGAAACAACTCCAGAACCTCCGAATACATTACTATCAACTTGGTAATGCATTATATTATTATTATCCATTTTAACGGATATTTTTCTTACTAAACTCATATTAAATTAAATTAAAAAAATATATGCAAAGATACTTAAAATATAGGAATACCTACTCCTAGCGAAATATAAGGCTTTGTATTTTGAATATCATATCCAACTCCACCCTTAAGTAAAAACTTATTTTTTATATTCCAATCAACACCGATATTTATTTGTTTATTTGTATTATACGAAGGAGATAAGAATAATCTACTATTATCCCTATACTTTGTAGTAGTCTTTTCTATTATAGAATCTTGGCATTCTATTGTAGCGCAGAAGTCTAAAAGTTCTCCAGTTGTTGTTATAGTAGCTACGCCAGAAGATCTTTTACCCTCTATTGGTTGAGTATATATTCTAGCCTCTATTGATGTGGTATCTGCCTTCTCTAAGTACACGATAGATGTATCTGTTTTCCTAACATACACCTTCTTGTATTTTGTTACAATACCACCTTTTATTTTAAGTGTATCAGTCACTTTTACAACCCTTGTTGTTATCTTAACCTTATCGGGTCTTTTGCTGCCCTCACAAAATTGCAATAGGGCTGCACAAAGTACAAACCCTATTACTAATGATCTTATATTGCCTTTAGTTACCATTTATGAATATACTTAGACAATGTTCCAGACATATTTCCGTGAAATTTCTCACCTCCAGTTAGTAATATACAATCTGGTTTTAGTGTGATATCTACAGCCGTAACTCTTTGACCAACTACTTCACTCCAATAATCTGATAATGGAAAGCTAAATGTTAAATTTGCTCCAGATATTGCTACATCAGAAAAATTTATTGGGTATACATTTGATTTTCCATCTTCATATAGAAAGTAAACAGTACCATAAGTTCCGCTACTTATTAATGAAGATATATTATCATTGAATTGAATTCTAACTGAATTAGTTATGTTTGATACAGGATTAAAATCAAATACACCTCCGCCTTGATACATTGTAGTATTTGTCAATGAATTTCTAAGCATTGTATTTGTTACATAAGCAGGAGTAGGTATTACCGCATTAACAGTATACACTCCAGCCACATCTGTAACAGTTACATTATTTCCAGCGTTTACATCTGTAACAGGAACTGATGGAATATTTGATAAATAAGCTACAGTACCAGTTGCATTTTGAAATGTAGCAACATAATTTCCAGTTAATACAGACGGTTTAGATATATTAAAACCATAATTGGTTGTTAAATCCTCTAACCTAATAAAGTCTTGAGTTATATAAC